ACCTCTGCTCTAACTATTATATGTTTATGTTCTGGTACTATCATAATACAGCAACAACAAACAAAATTATAGCAATAACACATATGCATATAATAGTTTTATCTAGTTTTATTTTAATCATGTCCACCTCCTTAGCACCTTTTATAAATGAAAAGTTTTGCATTATTTTAATCATTTCAACAGATTCTAGTTTTTCTTTCATTCTTTTAAATTCTTCTCTTTGCCATTGATTAGGATCTTGTTCCTTCGTTGCCATGTTACGCATCCACATTACGTCAGCATCTGCATCAATTTCCCATTGATTAGGATCTTGCTCCTTTGTTGCCATGTTACCCATCCATCCCATACAGTATTCCAACACCAACAATTATTGCAATAACAAGTATAAACAATGCTATTCTTATTACCATATTATTAGTATCTTGTTTCTTATTTGTCATATTATTTTCCTATTAATTGTATACATTTATATCATCATAAGCATAATAATGATAACAATTATTAAAAATATCATTAGTTTTATCATATTATTTTCCTATTAGTTGTATATCCACATGTTTGATATTGTTGTTACTATAATCCACAGTATAATAAATCCTAATGTGGATGCAATTAATAATTTCATTTATGCTCCACAAGTGCTCAATAAAATAAGCAATAACAATATAATAACTATCCATTTAAATATCATTATTGTTCATCAGAATACCTTCCTTCATCTTTAGACATAATAACTAAAAATACTCCTGCAACTATACAAAATAGTATAACTACTAAACATAATAAAATATCCATAATATTCTCCCACCGTTCTTGTTATTTGTTTTGACTAATTAAAAATACTCCTGCAACTATACAAAATAGTATAACTGCTATACATAATAAAATATCCATACTAATTAATCATCCTTTTGTCTGGAACATTTTTCATCAGTTCAATTAACTTATCTTTCCACATCACTTTCCACAATATGTTTGAAGTCTTTTCCATTTGTTTTTCTAAACTGTCAACCCTTTTCCAAAATAATTCAATCACATTCATTTTATAAATCATAAACTCCCCTTATATTTTTTTTAATTACTTCTTTAACCAAATCTGTATAGTTTTCTTTACTTGCATATTTGGTCAAGGTATCTGCCATTTCAAAAACAGTACCACCTTCTTTTCTTACTTTTCTAAATTCCTCATAAGCATAAACTTCATTTATTATATCAATGTAAGCAGCAACACTCTGGCATTTTGTTTCAAATACTCTTACACCCCAACCTGGCCATTTTGTCCACGGTATAGGTAATAAATGTGGTTCATTTTTATTCCAAGTTCTGATACCAAATAGATTGTTTGCTTCATTAGCAAATCTACTTTCCCCCCAACCTGTTTCTAATGCTGCTTGAGCAATAATTAATTCTTTTGGAATTTGTTTTTCTTCTGGTATATATTGATACAAATGGGTGATACAATGATTCAAAGTATAAACAAATTCATCTTTTGTATCTGTATAAACAATAGGTTCAATTATTATATCAGGTGGTATAGTTAATTTAGTTACACCGTATTCATTCTGGTTTTCGTGCCAAGAAGGACAACCATCATCTGTGCAAGGTTCTTCCCTATTACAAGCATAAAGTATCAATCCTAACATAATTAAAATTGCTGTTATATATTTCATATCTTTACTTGTATTAATTTTAAGATATTTGCTGATGGAATAACTGTCGTGGAACCACCGTCTGAAAGTTCTCCACCTTTTTTAAAGTTAAAATCAGACATAAAAGTGTGTACCTCTTTATCTTTTCTCACCAGCCAACCTGTACTAACACAGGTAGCAGGTTTTGATTTTAAAATTTCTGACATTTCACGCCACGAAGGATCACTTTCGGTATCGAGCCAATAACAAATATAGAATTTATATGGAAGATTTATTTTTGGTAAATCAATCTTTTTTAACATCTTCTTTCTCCACCAATTCTTTAATCAGATTTAAAATTTCCAATTGAATATCATTGTTATCTGGTTCTGTATATTCTAAAACACTAATCATTTCCATTAAATATTCCTGTTCTTCTTCCATATCACTTATGCGACCTGAAAGTCCATTAACTTTAACAAAAAAATATATAAGAATGCCGGTCAATACGGCAATAATAATAAGGTATGATATCTTAACAATATCAATATTCACTTCCTCTAAATACTCTTTGGATTTAGTTATTAATGTATTCATAGTTTACTCTTCCATTTTTAAAATACCATTATAACACAGATTCGACCAAATGTCAAATTGTCATATAATTAGTCATTTCTTCTCATAAAATCTTCATTCCAATGAAAAGCTTCCTTTACTACTGCTTCTGTCAAACCCTTGTATACTGTATTTAATTTTTTATCTTTAACAATTATTAACAGTTCAGCTTCCTCAGCAGATAATCCTTCTAACATTTGAACAAACATTGTTTCCTTTTTCATAGCTGTAAGTTCATCATTACCGCCTTCTACAAAATGATATAAACGATTCACCTCTTGCTTTAACCAAGTATGTTCAGTTCCTATTGGTGCTTCATTTAGTGTAAAAGGAGGTCTCTCCTTTGGTAATATAAATTTAACTTTCAAATCAAAGGCTGCTTTCATAAGTGCCCTTAACTCCTTTGTATCATATCTTCTTAATACTTCAATCTTTTTTGGTTTATCTTTTGCATTATTAACTTTTGTTAATATTTCATGAAAAGATAATGTTGGTTCATAAGCCATATTAAAACTCCTGTATTTTGCTCATTAATTCTTTCAATCTTCTATGTATAAAGTAATTTAAAACGCCTTCTCTAGGCGCTACCTCTACATTTTCATATTCTTGCATTATGTTTTCCTCTATTTCTTCAGGAATAAAATCAAAATCAATCAATCTTTGATTCCTTTGATAATTTCTATATTGATATTCATTACAGAAACCCTTTGGATCACTATCAATCCAATAACTTAATTTTTTTCTATTAATAGGTTTCTGTCGAATACCATTAATAAATGTATCATCTGGTGATAAAAAATTTGGTATGCCATCACTTGTGTCCCCAAGTAAAATATGTTCCTTTATATATTTGTGAGGATCTTCTTCCTCTATTATCTTCTTTTGTATCGGTGAATATTGACTAACCCGAGGGTTTTTCTGTAATTGTCTAAAATCCTTATCCGTTGATATAATCATAAAACTTTCTTGAACATATGGTATTTTTTTAATCAACACCGCAATTATATCATCAGCTTCAGCATTGTCTATATGAATAACCCTATATGGCAAATTCTCTTTAATTTCATCTCGTATCCCATTTAAAAGCAAAAAAATCAAATCCCATTCTAATTTCGATTCTTCCCTTGTTTTTCTTCTATTCGCTTTATATTGTGGAAAAATATCTTTTCTCCAAGGATTAACACCATCACAGCATATAATCATTTCACCATAATCCTCTTTAAACATCATACGATATTTTCGCAAAGAATTAAGAACCATATGACGAATTAAATCTATATGTAATTCTTGTTTCTTAATAGATAACTGTATCATTAAATTAGATATCATTATCTGATTAAAATCCATTAATATCATTTTATAGGCTCGCCATCAACGTCAACATGTGATTCTGGTTTATCTCCTGATACACCATAACTAATTTGTGCAAAGGCTTTTCCCTTTTTATCTTTAACTATTTTCATCATTTTATCAGAAACAAAATGCATAGGATGTTGCGATCCAGTAAGTTTATGAATCAATCCTCTTAAAGCTTCAATAAAGAAACCAAACTCTTTTAAATCACTATCTGTCATTTTTAAATTTTTACTATCTAATTCTGTTACAATTCGAACAACAAAATCATCTGCAATTGCAGCAGCAAAATCTCTTGTTTGTTCCCTAACTATATCAGGAATTGTTACAGCACCTGTAATCTTTTCACCAGATGGAAATTTATAAACTTCACCCATTGACATCACGAAAGGTTAAAAGTTTTAAATCAAGTAATTTTTCTCTTAAATCAGTATAACCACCAAGGTGTTTATCGTCCCACATTATTTGAGGAACAGTTTTAACAGGCTTTCCAACCATTTCAATAAGTTGATCCATTGTTACTTCCCATTTCTTTTCACCCAATGTTTGATATTGGTCTCCAAGTATATACTCCTCATATTTAAGGCCTGCTTTATCCAGTAATTGCTTTGATAAATCACAATAATTACAAGCAGGCCTTGAAAATATCTTTATTAGTGGTGTTATTGTCATATCAATATTTATGATATTACTCTATCACCTCTACCTTTTCAACAGGAACAGCAGTAAGTTCCTTAATCGCAGCATCTGCTAATTCATTAATATCAACATCAATTGTAGCATTTGCCACAATGTATTCTGCAAGTTTATTAGCGTCACCAATGCCGTATTTAAGACCTATGTAAACTCTATAGGTTCCAACTGGTGTTTCAAAAACAGCCTTGTTCCATTCTTCATAACCTTGAACTTTTGTGTCTTTGATTATGTTAACAATGGTTGTTTCAATTTTAGAAGCAACTTTTTTGTTTCCTTCTTTGCCGACTTCTGTAACATAAAGTTCAGCACGCTTGTTCATTTCGCCTTCCAATTGGTCAGCAAGATTTGCCTTTGCAATCATAGTTGCTTTCTCAATTGCAAGTTGTAGGTCTGGACTTTCTCCTTGACCAACTGCATAAATGAAATTATCAGCATCACGGTCTTTTATCAAGCCCCTATCAATTTGGGCATCAATAAACCATTGTGGTACTTCATTAAGGATTCTACCATCCTCAACTTTTGCTTCCTGCTTAACTTTGTATGTCTTATCAGCACAATTTGCCAAAGTTAAAGCGAGCAAAGCAATTAATATAATTCTAATCATAGTATTTTACTCCTTCACTTTTTCAATTATATTCGTAATAACATCAACCGTTTTGTTGATATTAAATTTGTTCTTAAATTCACCCCAATGTACCGTAAGAACGACAGCACAAGTAATAATAATAAGTAATTTAATCATTATATTCACTCTCCCATTGACCATTTCTTTTTAAACAAACCTTCTGTGGTATTTTAAAGGCATGGTCTATTCCTTCAAGATATCTGCAATATTCAGGAACGTTGTCTGCATTTGAATAATAAAATTCTGCAAATAAGTCCCAATATGATGGACCTACATTTCCATCACGACAAACTAATGTTTTCTCTATCAGTTCGCCTTGTTCACTATAAATTATTTGTATGACACAATAATTCTTTTCTTTTAAAACATCAGGATCTAATTCTTTTCCAAATAATGCTTTTGCACATATCAATAATAAAATCGCTATCAATGTCATCACCATAAATGTTTTAGGATTCATAGGATTCATGCTATGATACACTTTCTATAACTTGCCATCGACCATCAGGTAATTGACAAGCAATACCAAACTCCGTTGACCTTTCTAAATTATTCATAGGCCACGGATTTGTTATACTTATAGTTGATGTATAATCACTACACTTTGCACCTTTATAAACATAAGACCTTGAAATCTTAATATCACCGTGGTTACCAGTTCGTTGATTATACCAAGTGGCATAACTTTGACCGATAGGTGCATTATTTAAGTGGTCCACAAATGTTGCTGTATGTGTAAG